TTTACAAAGCATGGATGTTGGTGTTAGACACGCCGTTTCTTTCTGTGCCGCAAGTTAATAGAGATTAATTAACATTTATTATGGCACTAACAACAAAAAGTCTGGGAGGGGGTAATACCCCTCCTAGCAATAACAAGGAGAATAAAACTATGGATAAATATGTAGTATTAAGATCATGTTTAATCAACGGAAGCGCACAACCTGTGGGAACAGTTCTTGAAATAGAAAAATCTATTGCAATTGAATTGTTATACAGAAAGCAAGTTGCATTAGCAGATAATGAAGTTGCAACAGTTGATAGAAACATGAAAAGCGAAAATGTAAAAAAGCGATCTAAAAAGAAAAAATAAATGGCTTTAGAAACAGCACAAGATCTAGCAGGCTTTTTTGATACAGATGCACATGGTGAAACAGCCACGATTACAATAAACGGAAGTGGTAGTTCTATTTCTGTGATATTCAATAATGAATATTTTGGTATAGCACCAGATATAGGGGTTGAAATTGAATCAACTTCTCCTGTCGTCACAGGGCGCTCTAGTGATATGACAAATGTTGAAAATGGAGACACCATAACTATATCAGGTGTGACTTACAATATTGTCAATGTTCAGCCAGATGGACAAGGCATTACTCAACTAATACTTGAGAAACAATAATGGCTCATGTTCGTCAACAAATAAGAGAGCGAGTAGGGGGAACAACTGTTTCAGGGTTAAGTACAACTGGCACAAAAGTATACCAATCAAGAGTTTATGATTTAAATTCAACAAATTTGCCTTGTTTATTGGTGTATACGCAATCAGAAGAAAGTGAGCCAGATATTATGGGTACAACAAGGCATATCAATCGAATATTAACATTGAATATTGAAGCTGTTGTTAAAGCGGTTTCAAACTTTGATGAGACTTTAGATAATATATGTAGTGAAGTAGAAACTGCAATGGGGAATGACAACACAATAAATAATTTAGCTAAAAGCTCTTATCTATCCTCAACAGAAATTGAATTTAATGGTGAAGGTGATCAACCAGTAGCAACCGCCACATTAAGTTATACCATTCAATATATAACTGCTGAGAACGCACCAGATACAGCTTTATAAAGGAGATTTGTATGAGAATAAAACTAATTTCATCTGACGGGTCAACAATTATAGAAGTTGATGACTCACAAGTGGAGTATTTAAAAAGTAAAGGGTGGAATGAAGAAGGTAAAAAAACTTCTAGTTCCAGTAAACAAAAACAATCTAAGAAAGGAGATTAAATTATGTCACATAGTGGAAAAGACGGCTTAGTAAAAGTTGGCTCTAACACAGTTGCTGAAGTTCGTTCTTGGTCACTTGAACACTCAGCAGATGTAATAGAAAAATCTGTAATGGGAGACTCTTATCGGTCATACCATGCAGGCTTACAAAGTGCTACAGCTAGTATCGAGTGTTATTGGGATGAAAATGACACAAACGGACAAGTTGCTTTAGCACCTGCCGCAGAAGTTACATTGGTGCTATATCCAGAGGGCGCAGATTCGGGTGATACAAGTTATACAGGAACAGCGATTGTTACATCGAAAAATATTACAGGTTCCTTCGATGGCATGGTTGAGGCCAGTATCAGCTTAAGCTTTAGTGGTGGTATTACTACAGGCACCTCTTAATGGCTAACAAAGCGATAGATAAAGCCGTTGCTCACTTTGAAAATCTAACAATTAGAAAATTAAAAGTTGAGGAATGGTCAGATGAAGATGATGAGTTTTTTATATATTCAAAACCATTAACTTTATCTGAGTCGCAAAAGTTATATCGACTAAGTAAGAATGATGATCTTGCCTTGCTTGCTTATGCTTTAATTTATAAAGCGTTAGATGCAGATGGTAAGAAATTGTTTGACCTTGAGGATAAACAAAAACTTTTGAATTCTGTGGATGTACAAGTGCTTACAAAAGTAGGTAGTTGGATTATGGGAACGGAAGATGATGCTGAGACTGTTGAAAAAAAATAAAGGGCGATCCGAATTTATTTAACCAGTATGCGTTAGCGGATCGCCTTCATATGACATTGGAGCAATTACAAGAAATTACAATAGATGAATATATTGGATGGTTAGCATATATAAAAATATTAGAGGAAAAAAGAAATAAATAATGGCTAAAAAGCAAACAAAATATAACATTGTTATTGATGCAGTTAATAAAACACAAAGAGCAATGTTGGCTGTACAAGCTGGTTTAAAGAAAATAACTAGTTTTGCAGGCGGTGTTGTTAATGCTTTTAAACAAATTACAAAAGTTATAGCAGGTATAACAGTTGCTATATCAGCTATTGTTTTTAAATCAGTTTCTTTTTTAGACACCCTTGGAAAAACGGCAAGCAAATTAGGAGTCAACGCTGAGTTTTTACAGAAGTTTCGCTTTGCAGGGGAACAGACAGGGGTAGCTGTTACTGCATTAGATATGGGGTTACAAAGGTTTATAAGGCGTGTGGCTGAAGCACAGAAGGGAATGGGAGAAGCAAGGGGAGCGTTAAAAGAATTAGGAATAGATTTAGTAGATCAAAACGGCAATTTTAAAGACATGGAATCAGTTTTGTTTGAGGTCGCAGATGGAATACAAGAAACCACATCAAGTGCTGAACAAGTGAGATTAGCGTTTAAGTTTTTTGATAGTGAGGGTGTTGCATTAGTAAATACGCTTAAAAATGGTAGTGCAGGATTAAAAGATTTTTATAATGAAGCTGATCAATTAGGCTTTATTATTTCAAATCGCGTTATTAATAATGCAGAAAAAATGGCGGATAGCTTTAACATAGTTAAAAAGCAAATTTCAGCATTGGCTATCAATATTATTGCTCCATTTCTACCTGTATTAACCGACTTTTCAAAAAAGTTAAGTGATATTTTTGTTAGCTTGAATTTAAAGGAAGGGGGTTTTGAAGAATTTGGTAAAAAAATAGCTATAGGATTTTTAGAAAGTATAAAAAGTATTATTAAAGGTATAGCTAGTGTAGTGGAAAGCATTTCAACAATGGTAAATGATATAGGTAATAGTTTTAAAGAATTATCATTATCCATATTAAAATCTTTTGATGTTGTTTTAAAAATTATGGGTAAAGAAGGCTTAGAAAAAGAAATAGCGTCTGTTACCAAAAGCATTGGAAAAGCAAATTTAGATTTAGCAAATTCAATTAGTGGGTCAACATCAAAAATAGATGAAGTCATTGAACGCATAAGAAATCTTAATATTGAATTGGAGGATTCATCTAAAAACTCGAAAGAAGCAGTAGTAAGTAACATGGAAGAATTTAGAGATGGTTTTCAAAAGGCATTAACTAATGCAGGAGAATCGGTAAGCGAGTTTAATAAACTTGGAACACAGGTTGCTACTACTTTTGAAACTGGATTAACAGATGCCTTTATGAATATCAGTAATGGTGCTATGACTTTAAAAAATACTATAGATTCAGTTCTTAAAATGATAGTGCGAGAATTTATTAAAGTAAAAATTGTTACCCCATTTTTAGATAGCTTGGGTATTGGTGCTCCTCTCAGTACCAGTACGGGAATACAGGGATTAGCAAAAGGGGGAGCTGTATCTGCAGGCCGACCATATATAGTTGGTGAACAAGGAGCCGAGCTATTTGTACCTAATCAATCAGGAACGATAGTACCTAATAATCAGCTTGCAGGAGGAGCAAATGTTAATGTGACTTATAATATACAAGCCTTTGACTCAAGAGACACGCTAGATGCGATCACAGCTCATGCGCCTACAATAGCCAATATAGTGGAGGAATCATTTAGAAGAAGCGGCAGAGTAGGGGGTCTTAGATAGATGTCAGGCACTTACCCAACAACGCCAAAGCCTAGTAGCATTGATGTTTCAAGCATAGAGCCTAATTTTGTTTCTGTAAGTTCTAATTTAAAAAGGCAAGTACGATCAAGGGGTGCTCAAAGATGGGCATTTAGAGTTAATTACCCTCCTATGAAAAGAGATGAGTTCGCTCCAATTTA